AATATTGTTTGATGAGATCATAACATTCGTAGGTGAATACAATAAGCTACCGTCTAAGGACGCATTAGAAATTGAGATAGCAAGACGAACTGATCTTAATGAGAGTTCGTTTAAAGAAATAAATCAGCTTATCACATCATTTGAACCAGAATTAGTAACCGAAGATTGGTTAATTTCAACAACAGAAAGATGGTGTAAAGATAGAGCTGTTTACCTAGCTCTTATGGATTCTATCCATATCGCAAATGGTGAAGATGAAAAAAGAACTCGTGATGCAATCCCGGCAATTTTACAAGAAGCCTTATCTGTTTCTTTTGATAGTAATATCGGACATGATTATTTTGAAAACAGTGATGACCGTTTTGAATATTATCACGATGTAGAGTCAAAAATTTCTTTTGAAATTGAGAGACTTAACATCATCACAAAAGGTGGAGTGAAGAGTAAAACTCTCAATATGATTATGGGAACCACTAATGCAGGTAAATCTATTTGTCTTTGTAGTTTTGCATCTTCTTATCTTAAACAAGGTAAGAACGTACTCTACATAACTCTTGAGATGTCAGAAGAGGAAATCGCAAAACGAATTGATGCTAATCTTCTTGATGTGAATATTGATCACATTGAAAAAGTATCAAAAAAAGTCTTTGATGATAAAATAAAAACTCTTCAAAACAGATTGAATGGTAAATTGATCATCAAAGAATATCCGACAGGTGGCGCATCGGTTAATAATTTTAGATCTCTTTTGAATGAGCTTAATTTAAAGAAAAAGTTCGTTCCCGATATTATTATTATTGACTATCTGTCTATTTGTGCGTCTTCTCGTTATCGTAAGGGTATGGCGAACTCTTATGAGTATGTCGGATCTATTGCAGAAGAGGTAAGAGGTTTAGCAAAAGAATACGATGTTCCAATTTGGTCGGCGATTCAATCAAATAGAGATCAACAAGCCAATAATGATCCAACTCTAGCTGGTATTAGTGAATCTGCCAAAATTGGTCACGTATCCGATTTTCTTGTTGCTATTATCTCCAATGAGGAATTAGAGCAACTTGGACAGTATATGTTCAAACAAATTAAAAACCGATATAATCAAAAAAGCAAACTAACAAGATTCGTTGTTGGTATTGATTATACAAAAATGAGATTGTATGATGTTGAACAAGGTGAGCTACCAGAAGATGCTCCGATTGAACAACAACCACAATCATCAACAGCAAAATTCAAAAAATTCAACTTTGATTAAAACCATTATGACAAACGTACAATTTGACAACATTCGTGGATGGGCTGATGCTCGCAATCTTATTGAAGGTAGTAAGCCAATCAATCAAATCTCAAAACTCGTAGAAGAACTAGGTGAGCTTGCAACAGGTGTAAATAAAGGCAAGAATGATCTTATTGCTGATGGTATTGGTGATGCCGTTGTTGTTCTTACTATTCTTGCAAAACAATGTGGTATGAACATTGAAGATTGTATTGATCTTGCATGGAACGAGATTAAAGATCGCAAAGGTAGAATGGTTGATGGTATTTTTATTAAGGAGGATGATCTATGAATGATAAACAACTAGAATATGTTGTTGAAGTCTTAGAAAGAGAGATTTCCGGTTATTCAAAAGATTATGTACCGGAGAGAATCAGTCTTCTCAGAGAGTGCGTGAGAGAGTTAAAAGGTGAAGTAACACAATTGACAGATTATCATTTACAAGAACTACAAAAATGTAAAGATGATATTGTTTATTTTGCGGAAAAATATGTAACGATCAATAACGTTTTTTCGGGAGCGGTGAGATTTAACCCATATCCTCATCAAAAAGAATTACTTAGGGTTATACAAAATAACAATTATGTTATTGGTAAATTGATGAGGCAATCTGGGAAAACGGTGTGTGGTATAGTTGCAATTTTACATGAATTGGTGTTTGGTGAACCCAAAACAATCGGAATATTATCATATAAAAAAGAACAATCTAGACAAATTTTGGATACTATAAAATTATATTATAGCTGTCTTCCTGATTGGATGACCTTTAAAATTGTAAAAGATAATAAAGAACAATTTCAATTAGAAAAGGGTTCATATGTTGATGTAATAACAGTTCGCTCTTTTTGTGGAAAAACTTATGATACTATTCTTCTTGACGAGTATGCATTTTTATTTGGGGGTAAAGTATTTCTTTTAGATGATAAACAAAAAAATTCATCAGAAGCTGTTGATCTAAAAGGACTTAAAGAATATAATGATTTTTGGAAAGTGTTTCTTCCCCTTATGACTTGCCAAAATGACCAAAGAATTTTAATTTTGAGCACCATTTCTTCTACTAATAAAAATCATTACTTTAATAAATTGTGGTTAGAAAGTTCTAGGGCGAATAACAATTTTGTTGCTTTTGAATCTAACTGGAAAGATTATCCAGAATTAGATGAAAAATGGAGTTCTTCAATTGTTAAAAATATCGGCGAAGGAGCTTTTTCTCTTGAATATGAATGTAAAATTGAAGAAGATAGCCCGTAATGGGCTTTTTTAATGTCTAAATAATTCAACTATTAAGTTTATTCAAATGGAATATCGGGGCTATAATGGATTGTATGAATCATATCAACAAATCTATAGCGAAGGTAAATCTGATAAGCTTCTAACAAAGTCCATTGATCGCTCTGATGCGCGAACAGAAAGAGCTGATGGTGATGAGCCAGCTAGAATGCTTAAACATTTTACGACCAGAGGAGTCAAGAAGAAAAAGGGCATCAAAGAAGAATTAGATTCTGTTATTGAATATCTTATTGATGAAGGATTCACCGATACTGTTGATGGTGCCGAAGTTATTATTACATCTATGAGTGATCATTGGTATGAAAGTATTATTGAAGCGACCGATAGTAATAGAGATAAAAACGTTTCACAGCTCAGTTCAGATCTTTCTGGATTAAGAGCTAAACAGAGAGATTATCAAAATCGTCTTATTAGAAATCCAAATGATACGACTGCTAAAAATACATTGACTCAGATTATACAACAGATCAAAAATGCGAGTGGTGCTAGAAGCTCACTTGCATCCATTCAAGGTGTATCTTCAGCTAATATTTCCACTCCTAAAGCTAAGGCTTCTCCTGAAGAAAAAATGTCACCGGAAGAGCGATCGGCTTTTAGAAGTACATCACTCAGAAGCACACAAAAGTCTCCAGAAGAGAAAGCTAAATTACAAGCATCAATTAGAGCTGGTGCAGAGAAAGCCAAAAAGGCTAGATATGGATCAACACCACAAACACCTTCTTCTGGTGAAAGAGCAAGACCATCAGGTGAAACCAGAGCACAATCAAGAGCTTCTCAAATGGGTGATGAGTTAGTCGGTGGATTATCACCAACTTATTATAATAGAGAAACTGGTAGACGTGAACCCATTAAGGCTGTCGGTGCAACTGAGAAGAATTATGGTGGTCGTGGTAGACAGAGAATCACTGGACGTTATCAGCAAGGTGCCACTGGTTCAGGCACCGATAGTCCAACTCCAGCAGGAAGCACTATTGATCCAACACGTAGAAGACTTAGAGGAACAGGTAGATCTCTCGGATAATTTATGATGAAATCGTTTAGACAATTTTTATCTGAAGCTCGTGGTGGTAAAGCCGCCGAGCAAGCACAAAGAAGTGGATTGGTTTCTAATGGTCATGGTGAATGGCTGAATAGACAGGGGTTGGTTGTTGCAAAGACAGAAAAAGATAGACTGGTTTTTATTAAACCACAAACACCCAAAAAGAGTGAGCCTGAACCAGAACCGAAAGGTAAACCAATAACAGCGGGACAAAGAACTACACCTAAACCAAAAAAACCTCAGCCACTACCGAAACCCAAAAAACAGAAAAAAGAAGAACCCGTTAAAGATATTGATAAACCAAAATCTATAACGGTAGTTTTTGGTAAGTTTAATCCACCAACAGCGGGACATCTACTTCTTCTTAAAAAAGCAAGAGAAATAGCCGGTGGTTCTGAACTGAGAATTTATCCTTCAAGAATTCAGAATGATCAAAATCCACTTGATGTGAAGAATAAGATTCGCTATATGCGATTAGCGTATCCCGATTTCGCTGATGATATTATGAACGATCAGGATATGGAAACTATCTTTGACGTTCTTACTCTTCTTAGTGAAGAAGGTTATAATGAAGTTCAAATTGTGGTTGGCTCACAAAGAGAATCTGAATTTGATCGTCTCGCAAATCAATATAACGGTAATCTTTATGAGTTTGAAAATATTGAAGTTATTCCCGCTGGATTAAAGGATCCCGATAGTGATTCTTCAGATGTTCAGTCCTCTGGTGCATTAAGAAAAGCTGCCATCAGTAATGAGTATTTTAAATTCAGAACAGGTCTTCCACCCAAGATGCAAGAAAAGGAGAAAAGAAATCTCTTCTATGCGGTTCAGCGTTATTATGAGAAAACAACTGTTAAAGAGATGTGGAAAGTGGCACCCGAATTAGACTATAAGAATCTCAGAGAAAATTATTATAAAGGAAAAATCTTTAACGTCGGAGATTTAGTTGAAAGCAGATCAACTGGAATTGTAGGTGAAATCAAAAGACGTGGACCCAATTATGTAATTTGTGTGAATGAAAAATTGGATCTCATGTTCAAGCCTTGGATTGAAGATATTTCAGAATGGACTGATAATCAAGGAACAACATATAAAGAAAAAGAAATGGGAACTTCAGAAAGATTGAAATATGTAATGCGTCTTATGGGACTAAAGAAAATAGATAACTTCATAAAGCCAACTAAAAAATCTAAATAATCAAAATAGTGTTTATATCAGATGAATAAAAAACATTTTATTGAGGCTCTAGATTCCGTAGGAAAAGAAGATTCAGATATTGATAATGATGGTAAGAGTAATACCACATCGGACAAGTATCTTTTAAAGCGTAGAAAAATTAGAGGTGCTGTTATTAATGCCCGTAAAATGAAAGAAGAATTTATTCCTGAACCTGAATCTTTTTATGATTGGAGATCAACGGTTTCTGAAGATATTGCTGCCGCCATTGAAGATAATAATACTAAAAAAATTGAAGCCAAAAACGTTGATAACTACGCTAAAAATAAAAGCGGTAAGCGGGTTGTTACTATTAATCCAACTGTAAATTTTAGAGAAGAAGTTGAATCTATGGGAGGAGAAGTAGTATCAACAGTTGACATCAATGAAATGTCTGAAGTAGCCGCAGAATATTTTATTAATCTAGGTCTTAATGAAGAAGGTGTTGAAGTTGTTATGGAAGAGTTAGGTGATGAAGAGTTTTGTGAATGGGTTATTGATATTATGGAAGAAGCAGTTCTTCTAGAAGCTAGAGCAGCTAAAAAGAGAAAAGGTGGTCCATCTTATGAAGAAGTGAAAGCGAGTATTGAAGCAAAAGAAAAAGCCAAAAAATCCGCGCCCAGAAAAGCTGCAGTAAAAATTGCCAAAGTGGAGCAAGAAAAAAGAACTCGTCCACCTGGACAAGAAAGAATCATCCGTGGTGCCCAACAAGTTCTTCAGAAGGCCAACTCCCCCGAAACCAAAAAAGCAGTCGCCAAATCCGTTGCAAACACTCTAGCCAGAGGAGCACTTTCGGCCTGGGAGGGTCATAAGGCAGCAATGCAATCTAAGAAGGAAGGCAAAGGTTTAATGCATCAAATCGGTAAAGGTGCCGCCGCTACTGCCACATCATTTCTTAAAAAAGGAACCGCTCATCTAAAAGAATATATTGAATATCTTGAAAATGAAGGGTATGATCTCTCTGAGATTACATTACAGGATCTTTATGAACAGTTAGATTCTTTAGAAGAAAAAGCGGTTTCACAACAACAGCAAAAACTTTTTGGTCTAGCTCTTGCAGTTCAAAGAGGACAGAAGCCGAAAAGTGAAGTCAGTAAAGATGTTAAAGATCTTGTGGGATCACTACCCGAAAAAGAAATTCGCAAATTCGCCAAAACAAAACGTAGCTCATTACCGAAAGAAATGAAAGAAGGATTATCTTTTTCGGATCTTCGTCGTTTCATCGGAGAATAAGAATGAAATTCAATCTATTGTTGTTACTAGCCGAAACTATCATTGACCACTTCTGGAATTCACCCAGAGTCAAAGAGTTTGTTATTCATCTTCTTTCTAAATACGCGAAGAGCACTGATAATGATGTTGATGATTTTCTTGTTAGTTTCATCAGAATTAAGTTAATTCCAAACAACACTAAATAATTACTAGCAAAAATAGCGGCAATAACAATGGCACTTTGGGGTATTTCAACAACCACTGAGACTGCGGGTAATAACTTTAATATCCCAAAGTTTCTACAAGAAACCGATAGAAACCGTAGTCCACATAATGCATTTGCAGATCAGCGGGGATGGATTTTTCGGCATTATGGAACTGTTATTCATTCTGGAATGTCAACTTCTTTTTATGATGAGGTTTTAGTTCCTGTAGCCGGACTTAACACTGCTGGTATTGGATCTAATACAATCGGTCTAGGTACTGCTACTCCTGTTGCGCTATTTTTTGAAGATCCTAATCGCTCCAGTCCAATCTCAGTTTCTGCTGGTGGAACTACAGGTATCGGTACAGGAAAAACTGGAATCGTACATCTAGTCTTTAATGAGAATGTATATGTCTCTGCCGGTGCAACTATTCTAGTTAATCGTTATAATGGCTCAGGTGTTTTTCAAGATGCATTGGTTGCCACTGCCACATCTATGACTCCTAACGTAGAAGTCTTTAATTTTGTCGACAATGTTGGTTTCGTGACCTTTAAAAACTATAACGGGCAGGTCACCAATAGAGCATCATTCGCATTTAGTGCTCCTACTACTGGTATTGGTAGCTTTTTAAGTATTGATACCACTAAGGCATTCACTGGTGTTATTACTGATTTTTCTGGTGGCGCTGGTGTTACTAGCTCTATTACTTCAAATATTTTCCGCAATATTGGTGGTGCAGGATCTACCGCTGGTGTTGGACTTGGAACTACTACTCTTACTATTACTGCCTGATAATTAATGATTTTTAATGAATTGACAGAAGATAATTTTCTTCTATTCGCAATAAAAAATTATCAAAATCCTCAAGGTGTAACAAAGGATGATTTTGAAAAAGACCTTAATCATTTTAAATATGTAAAACGGCTTTTAAAGAAATACAAAAAAAGCGGAATTCTCAAATTACACCTTCTACTCAATCATTTTATTATTCTTTATAATATTTTTGGTGAAGCGACTACTCCGATGTTATTCTTTAAAGTTGATCAAGAATATTGGTCATCTTTGAAAACGATTGTTCAATTCTTAAATCGTTTACCTGAATACCCAAGATGTCATATTCATGAGATAGAAATAGATGAAGTTTGTTTAGAAATGTTGAGGTCAATCAGCGATGAATAAAAGAGATAGGATTCTCAAAAATCTAAAAGAGATGATGACAGCTAATGCTCCTGGTGAAAGTGGAGGATTCACATCTTCTGCGAATTCTAAAGGTCCAACTGCGGGCTTTGATCCACTCATGACATACAGAAAAACCAAAAAAGGAATCATTGATAGAAGAAGTGTTCCACCTGGACATAAAAAATGGTTACAAAGTGTTAAGGATATTATAAATACTTAATAATTTGGTTGATGATATTGGTGAAGTTTTAATAATTTAACTTTACCCAAGAGAGGAAATGTATCAAGAACCTTCATGTGAAATAAAAGTCGCAGTATTAGAACAGAAAGTTATTGATCTTAAAGAGATCGTTCTTAAATTGGAAGACGTTATTGAACGCATCAGTGATGCAAATGCAAACGTTGTAAAAATGTTAGCAGTTCATGAAGAAAGAATTAATAGTAATGAACAAAATAACCAATCTGTTTTTGATAAGGTATTAGAATTAGAAGCTAAAATAACTTCTAATAAAGAACAAGCAGTGAAAGAAGTTGGTACCTTAAAGACAGATTTAACAAAAGATATCAATACTCTTAGAAATAGACTTATTGCAATCGGGACCGGTTTTGTTGTTATTGGATTTGTTATTAGTAATTCTAGTTTTTTTGGAAAGCTTTTGAATGAAGAACTCCCCAAGAAAACCCACTTGACAAATTCAGGATCCTATGCTAAGCTGATCTGACAGCAAGTGGGTCTGGATGGATAGAATTGATGAAAAGTATATTGGGATTTTAGAAGGAAGAATTATTAAGTTAAAGAAAGTAAGACAGGGACTTTATAATTGTAGATGCCCATTATGTGGTGATTCACAAAGAAATAAGTCAAAAACGAGAGGATACTTTTACCAAAAGAACAACAACACGAATTATAAGTGTCATAATTGTGGCGCGAGTATGTCGTTTAATAATTTCTTAAAAGTTTTTGATTCAAAATTACATGCTGATTTTTGCTTTGAAAAATATACAGCAGGTTTTACCGGAAAGAATTTTCCAGTAGAAGCTCCAAAGATTGAATGCAAAAAGCCCGTTTTCAGAGAAAAATTAGATCTACCTTTAGCTTCGTCTAATGATAGTGCAAAAAGTTATCTAGAATCAAGAAAATTGAATCCCGATAAATTTTATTATGCTGAAAAGTTTAAAGAATGGACCAATTCTTTAAAACCAACATTTGATGAAGCTACACTAAAATATGAAGAACAAAGAATCGTTATTCCCTTACATAGAAACAAAAAACTCATAGGATTTCAGGGAAGAGCCTTAACAAAATCGGAAGTCAAGTATATAACAATTATGTTAGATGAAGACTTCCCGAAAGTCTATAATATTGATAATGTTGATGTGAGTAAAAATGTTTATATTTTAGAAGGACCATTTGATTCTGAATTCATCAGCAACTCAATCGCGATGTGTGGTGCTGATATTAATTTAAAACAACTAAATATTTTGCATCCGGTATTTGTTTATGATAACGAACCACGGAATAAAGACATTCTTAAGAGAATGGAGCAAGTCATAATCCGTGGTGAATCTATAGTCATTTGGCCGGAACATATTCATCAGAAAGACATTAATCTTATGGTAATGTCTGGAGTAGATGTGATGTCTATTATTGAAAATAATACTTATACTGGTCTAGAAGCAACACTAAAGTTTAATTTTTGGAAGAAAAACAACTATGAGCAATCAAGAGTTAGCGGTTAAAAAGAGAAATGGTGCCATTGAACCATTGATGTTAGAGAAGCTTCATCGTATGGTAGAAGAAGCATGTAGTGGTCTTTCGGGTGTATCAATCTCTCAAGTTGAGATGAATTCGCACATCCAATTCTATGATGGAATTACCACCGACGAGATTCAAAAAATCTTGATCAAATCTGCATCAGATCTTATTAGTCTTGATGCTCCGAATTATCAATATGTTGCTGCGAGATTATTACTGTTTTCTATTCGTAAGCAGGTTTATGGTGGTACCGAAATGCCTTCGCTTATTGATCATATTCGTAATTGTGTAGAATTGGGTGTTTATGATTCGGAAATCCTAGAGAAATATACCGAAGAAGAATTAGAAAAAGCTGATGGTTTTATTGACCATGATAGAGATTTTCTGTTTACATATGCCGCAATGAAGGAGGCATCAGATAAGTATTTGGTGAAAGATAGAGTTGAGGGTTTTATATATGAAACACCTCAGTTCATGTATCTTATGGTGGCTCTTGTGGCTTTTTCTAGTTATCCAAAAGAAAGTCGTCTTGGAATGGTGAAAAGATATTATGATCTAGCCAGTAAACATAAAATTAATATACCTACACCTGTACTCGCTGGAGTTAGAACACCAGAAAAACAATATTCAAGTTGTACCCTTTTAGATTGTGGTGATTCTATTGATTCTATTATTGCAACAAAATCAGCTCTAGTAAAATATGTTGCCAATAGAGCTGGAATTGGTCTTAATGTTGGAAGAATTCGTGGTCTTGGTAAGAAAATTCGTGGTGGACGAGCTATTCATACTGGTTTGGTACCTTTTATCAAATCTTTTGAGGGTGATCTTAACTCCTGTTCTCAGGGGGGCCTGAGAAAGGGCTCAGCTACTTTATTTTTTCCTATTTGGCACCAAGAGGTTCGTGATCTAATCGTATTAAAAAATGAAAAGGGTAACACCGAAAATAGAGCCAGATCATTGGATTATGCGGTTACCACATCAAGAATTTTTTATGAAAGGTTTATCCAAAATGGTGTTATTACATTATTTTCTCCTTATGATGTTCCCGGTCTTTATGATGCTTTCGGTACACCAGAGTTTGATGATCTTTATGTAAAGTATGAAAATGATCCATCTATTCCCAAAACTACTGTTGGTGCTCAGGAATTAACACTATCTATTCTTGAGGAGCGCAGTGATACCGGAAGAATTTATATTTTCAATATTGATCATGCTAATTCTCATGGTCCATATAAAAAAGTCGTAAAGATGAGCAATCTTTGTGTTGCCCCAGAAACACAAATTCTTACAAGAAACGGATATCAACCAATTTCCGACCTTGAAGAAGAGTATGTTGATATTTGGAATGGAGAAGAGTGGTCCAATGTTCAAATTAAAAAAACATCAGAAAATCAAGAATTACTTAAAGTGATAATTGATAACGAAGAAATTGAATGTACTCCATACCATAGATTTTTTGTTGTTGATAAATTAAAAACTTATTCAAAAAATAAAAAATTCATCGAAAAAGCTGCTTGTGATCTAAAACCTGGAGATAAATTGATAAAGTATGAACTACCCACAATTCAAGGGGAAAAAGAACTTGATCATGCTTATACTTTAGGTTTTCACAGTGGAGATGGATCATATTTAAAAGGTTTGCCGATACTAGATCTTTATGGATCTAAAAAAAATATACTAGAAGAATTCAATTATACGAAATATTATAATGATCTTAATAACAATAGAATTAGAGTATTTCTTGATATACCACCACATACTAAATTCGTTGTTCCCGATTGTGAATATACAATAGAATCTCGTTTAAAATGGTTTGCGGGTTTAGTTGATTCAGATGGTAATATTACAAAATGTCAAAATAGTGAAATTAGCTCCGTTCATTTTGACTTTTTAAAAAATATAAAATATATGCTTCAAACTCTTGGAGTAAATTCAAAAATTGTAAATTGTTATCCTGAAGGGATGAGATTGATGCCCGATGGTAAAGGAGGCAAAAAAGAATATCTATGTAAGCGGTCTTGGAGAATATTAATTTCTAATACTGGTTTGGCGAGGCTCTGTAATTTAAATTTTCATAATTATGTTAGAAAATCAAATATTTCGTTTAATATCCCCAATAGAAATGCTGGAAGGTTTAATACTGTCGAAGAAGTAATTTATACTGGCCGTTATTCCTCAACATATTGTTTTGCTGAACCTAAAAGAGGTATGGGAATGTTCAATGGTTTTCTACTCGGGAATTGTCTTGAAATTGCTCTATTAACGGAACCACTTGATCATATTGATGATGTGAATGGTGCGATTGCTCTTTGTATTCTTTCAGCCGTTAATGTTGGAACTCTTAAAAATCTAGAAGATTTAGAAGAATATTGTGAAATGATTGTTCGTTTTCTAGATGAACTTATTGATATTCAAACTTATCCGATAAAAGCGGCAGAATTGGCTACACGAAAAAATCGCCCACTGGGAGTCGGAATTACTGGATTAGCGCATTATTTTGCAAGACTGGGGCTGAATTACGAAGATCCAAAAACAGTAAATGTCGCTCATAAACTAGCGGAATATTTCCAATATTATCTACTAAAAGCCTCTAATCAATTGGCAAAAGAAAAAGGTGCTTGTGAAGGTTTTTATGAGACAAAGTATGCTGATGGTATCTTACCCATTGATACTTACAAGAGAGACATTGACAACTTCTGTGATGAACCATTATACCTTGATTGGGAAGGATTAAGACAAGATATTATGAAGTATGGTTTGAGACATACAACTCTTACTGCAGTAATGCCCTGTGAAAGTAGCGCAAAGGTATTAAACACAACTAATGGAATTGAACCACCAAGAGATTGGTTATCAGTAAAACGTAAACTTCGTATCATTGTTCCACAGTATAATAAACTAAAAAATAATTATACTTTAGCTTGGGATATGAAATCTAATGAAGGATATTTCAAGATCGTCGCGGCTTTACAAAAATTCTTT